TCAGTTATGGGCATTATAAGGTCTTTATTCATTCTACTCTCTAAATGCGAGACCTTATCTATAAACTGCTTGATATGTATCATCTCAACTATTTATATGACTATTTGCCTCGGTTTCTGTTTTAAACGGACCCTTATATGGATATCGCTGAATAAAGATGTATTTGGGGCAAAAAACGACTTCTGGAGTGTTTGTGACGCTTAGTACGAACCAACCTGCGGCATGTAAACATTTGCTGCTTTCGGTTTGTGTAAATAAATGCAATTTACGTTTGACATCAAACACGCTGTTATATACCTTCTCAAATGTAGGATATTCGGGACAAGGTAATTCAGCCTTAGTGTTATTAGACTTTAATACTTGGAACTTAATCTTGGTTTTCTTTTTAATGTCATCAGTATTGTTAAACTGTAGCGTGCTACCATTGAGTATAACTTCGTAGCCAGCACTATTGGCTTGTACATTACCGACCTTTCGATCACCGTCAGTAACGACCCAGTATTGATCTTTAATAATTGGTTTAGCGATTAGTTCTGTCATATTACCTCTTTAATAGTTTGAATAAATCTTTCTTGTGTTTTGGAGTCCACCATTTGCCCTCACTACCACATGCCTCTGTGTTAGTACGTGTCACACTACACCATTCCATATGTGTTTCTACTCTTTCAGAGCCGGTGACTGGATTAGAGTTAAAATGTTTTTTAGTCAACGTTTTTTTACAACGATAATAGTGTTTTGAAAATTGACCAAAATTAAACAAATAACCAAAAAGTCTATCATCCAAATCAATATGACTATGGATGCAGTTTTTACACAAATATTCAGTTACAGTGTCATTTGACATAACTCACCTGTGTACGGGTTATTTAGCCACTTGCTATAACTATCAGCTTGTTCGCTGATCTTGTTTAATTCATACTTGCCACAGAACTTCATAAAGTGTACACCAACTTGCGGCGTAACAGTAGTGCGCACACCTTTGACAATACTAACATCAACAAGATCCTTGATCTCGTCGGGCTGTGCAGTCAAGTCAATCAATGTACGATTACGCTCATACAAATCACGCACACGATACTCAACACCGTCGGGGTCTGCCCAACGCTGTAGCATCATGTTATTCCAGTTAAAGCCTTGCTTGTGGCGATCGGCGTATGCCTCAGTCAAGCCAACTTTGTTCTTGCTACCCTTAGTGCGAACACCAGGATATGCACTGAACACGTTGTCGCCTGCGTCACCACGCATAATCTTTTCAAACAAGTGAAACTGAGGATCACCTAAAACTTTATGCTCCCCAGTTTTCTTGTCCTTGACAGGCTTACCCTTGTCATCAAAATAACCTTCAAGGGTAATCAACTGATTGGCGACACCGTTGTACTGCTTAACATTCGGTGCAATCAACTGAACATAATCTGTGTCACTGCTGATGATGTAGTGTTCATCGTTGGGATGCAGATGTACGAATCGTGCGATAAGGTCGTCTGCCTCGGCCCGTTCATGGCGTAACACAGATGTATTAGTTTTCTCACGCAGAAACGTGGTGAACATGTCATACGTTTCCCAAAACATTTTGTTTTCTTCAGCCTCGGCTTCAGTGAGTGCAGCCTCAGCAACTTTACGATGTGCCTTGTATTGTGGGTAGATGTCCTTACGCCAACTACGACCCTCAAGACAGAATACAACGTGATCAATACCATACTTTCGTACAGCCTGATTGACGCTTGACAGACTCAAGTGCAATGCCATACCAATCTTTTCCCACGTGTCGCTATTACGACTTGCGATATGTCGGGCACGGAAGAACGTGTTAGCAGTATCAATCAATGCGTATTTCATAAGCACACCTATTTAACAGAATAATATACGTATATTATACTATTTCTTTAACGTAGTCAATTCTGGTATGCCCAAATCAAAAATGTCGCCGAAACTTGTGAATGTTTCTCCGGGGCGGTCGCCCGTTTCTTCCAAATGATGTTCGCTTTGTATTGTCACTACTGTGTGACACATTTTACATAACACCTCAATATTGTCAGGATCACGGTTGTGATTATTACCGTCAATATGATTGATGTCTAATGTAGCAGGATGAATGATCTTTGTAGATACACATTCAAATCCATAACGCCCATCTTTATTATTACATCCCTGTTGTAACTTCCATTCATCAATTATCCATTTATCTTTTTTACGATGGCGTTCACAGACTTGTTTGTTTCTGCCACGCTTCTTATCATGATGACCAACGGTTTTGTTACAGTTGGGAAAGGAACACTTAAGGTAAGGCAACTTGATTACAATCATTATATTACTCCTGTAAGAGTAGATTAATAAATTATATAAAAATTGTCAAAGAATTAGGAAACTTCGGAACGACCGTTACCCAAATCTTTACGTCCTACAACACGCATATCATTCATGTTGCGATTATCAGGGTCGGCTTGTTGTTGCTCATAAACTTCTAGTGCGATATTACGGCATACAGTTTGGAACCAACGATCTACGATATCGTTGTCTGTATCTTTTGGATTCATTTTATAACCTTGTTTGATAAGGTTAGTAAGGAACTTGTCGTTCCAATCTAAATCAAAGGCACCGTTGTTAATATCGTTTGGGTCAACATTAACTTTAAGAATAGCAATGTATGGTTCGCCATTCTTTGTAGCCTCTTCCTTAGGCGAAAGTTTTTTAGTTTTAGGAGGAGTCTCGCTCGGAGACCCAGGTCGTGACCCTTTACTTTTCACTCCTAAAAGGTTCTTTAGTTTATCAAACATAAGTCTTATATGTATCGTAAAGTTTCATGCTAGCAAGATTTTTAGCCTTGCTCTCGCACATGATATCAGCCCAACTCCAATGACCATATGCCCAACGATTCATAGCATCGTTGTAGTAATAATCACTATGCGCACGTAACTTTTGTTTATTGTAACCCGACTCAATCAATTGTTGTAGGTTATGTCGGTCATTGACATTACGCTCAAGCAAGCCGTCCTCGCGTGAGACACTAAAATGTATTGCAGGGCGAACACCACGCCAACTGTCAATAACACGCTTAATACGATCATCATTGGGTTGGATATACTCGCCTGTTTTGACCCAGTGATGATGGACATCTAACACCAATGCGAGATCGTTGGCGAGTTCCAAACTTGCGTCGATGCCCCAGCTGATTTCGTCGTTCTCAATAGTAATACTGTTTCTTGCTTCTGTAGACAATCGTGAAAGCACACGTTTGATACCGGCTGGACCTTGACGACCCGAGATGTGGACATTGATTTTGATGTCCTGAAATTTCTTTCCGTACCCCATCCAACGGGCCATATCAACATGGTACTCAAACTCCTCTATACTCTTATTTACTACTTCCTCACGATCACTAGCCAATACAACAAATTGATCGGGATGAAAGGATAGACGGACATCGTTCTTACGTGCAGTCTCACCGATAGGTGCGAACCAACGTGCAAGACTATCGCGCACATCCTCTCGCTGCCAAAAGTCTTTGTATTCATCTAGTGTATAGAAAGACAGCATGTCGCTAGTAAGACGAACCATTCGCAAACATGGCTCTAAACTAGCAACACGCTTGACTAGATTATGTGTATTGGTGATGTTGCGTTTAGCAACCTCAATGAGTTTGTCCTCAACAACCTGACGTGACTTTTGACGCTTTGCCCATGCGTGGGTAGTGCCACCAGTGTTGAAACCATCAGCACTAGCGATCTCGCCCTTCTTATTGATTTCTGCCCATTTGCAAGCGAAACCAATACGCTGAATGTCTGAGTTAAATGTCATAGTGATAAATATACTATATTTTAGTGAGAATGTCAACATGGATTTAAGAAAACTCATCAATTTGGTCACCGAAAACGCTAGCCCATTTAGTAAAAACTTCAAGGTCATGAGCCTTGATCAGTTTGTAAATAGTGAAAGTAAGGGTGCTGAACCCAAAAAAGAGCAAGGCGTAAATGAAGGTGAAGTCGTATCTTTACAAGCCAGAAAAATAGCCAAACAATATCCCATCATTTTCGCTACTGGCAGGCTTGGAACCGTCAATGACGTTGATTTAATTTTCAAGGATCTACGAACTAATAAAATCGTTGCTGATGTTATAGGTAGAAATGATAGACCTATGGAAATAAATGGTAAAAAACGTGGTGGCCCAATGTATGAGATTAGAATTAATGAACAAGGATTAAAATCTATGGGTGGTCCACCCAGTTACGTAGCAATGGGTAATCCAAATCATGTTGATGATAAGGGTCAGTATAGGATTTTTACATTGAAGCCTAGTGATAAGAAAATAGAAAAATCTCCAGGTCCTGGTGGTACTACTAAATTGCGTCCTGATAGAGACGATGTTATGAAATATATGGTAACAAGCGGAACCTATTATGGGTATGACCTTATCCCAGAAAGCGATGAAGATTGGAACACATTTTTAGAAAAGGCACTTCACGGCAAAATAATGGATCAAGATTTAGCCGTTGAACTAGGCTATGTATATTCCATGTACAATGGCGAACTTGTATTCTTACAACAACCACAAACAATCAGTGGTGAAAAAATCGCTATACCACAAGAGGATTGGGAAAAGCAAGGAATTGAATCACCTTATGAACCCCGCACACCTAATTTAAAGTATTTTAACCTAGATGATATAAAAGAAAATGTAGATGAAACAAAATTGGGCGGTGTCACAAGTCGCACGTTTGATAAAGATGAATTGACATCATATCTTGACAGAATTTTGGGTAGAAGTAAAGAAAAACAAGACAAGTATCAGCGTCCATATATACACAGCGGTAATATCCCAATTGTCAATGATGAGGGCAAGAAATATGACTTAGATGCCCTACGCAAGACTTTCTCCGAGCGTCCTGCAAAGATTCTTAAACAAAATGAAAAGATGCAACATAGTGATGGTACAAGTAGCAT